GCCGTTTTTGCGAAACCAAATGCTTGCGTCTTGAATTTGTACGTTGACGTTGTTTAACTGTGCGCTGAACTGCAAGTTATAAATCCCTGAATACCCGGCAACCAGCCGAGAGTTGTTGGATAACGTCACGCCATCAGAAAAGTCCGTGGTGTTATACGTCATCGCATACGCAATAGTCGTGCTAGCAGCCGTCTGGTCTTGTGTGCTGCTAAACGAACCGTAGGGGAACTCTTGGCTTGCTGCTGTCTGCGAGGTCGGCAATAAAATGACTTTGGAGCCGTAGCCAATCCGCGCATCGGTAATCGTTGTGGTAGTCGCGCCACCCGTAGCAATTGTGACCGACCCGGTGTTGTTGGTCTTGCCATTCATAATGTTGTTGACCACCTCGGAAATCTCACGAGGCGATCCACCCTGATATGGCAATACGCGAAATGTCATCGTCTACCTGCTGGCACTAGGTCAAAGTCAATACCAATAGCGGTTGTCCACGACCCAGAAGGCTGGACGGATAAACGATGGTATCTACCAGTTGACTTAAATGCGGCGCGACCTTCGCTATCTGCGACAGTATAACTTCCAAAGGTTACAGAATCCACAAGTCTATTTCTCGTGGCAACCGCGACCTGACCAGCACCACCGTCTACAAGTGGACGGGTCATGTTAATCGTACTTACCTGACCCTGAGTTTCAAGGTCTCCGGTTTGGATTGTTCCGGTTAAATTTGAACCCGAGAAAGTAACAATTTTGGCCCCAGAACCTCCTACAAACTGCGACTTGCCACCTGTCCAGATACGCGAGTCAAAGCTCGTGGAAATTGTGTCTACGGTTCCAAACACATCTAGAGCCTCTAGGGTGTAAGCAGGTGTAGCGGACTGCGACACAAATCCTACGGTTACTTCTCCACGGGACCAGCGTTTTGTCTCAAAATTAAAAATTAACAGACTATCTACGTTTCCGTTGCTTCCAGAAGAAGGATATGCCCAAACAACTAAGTTTTTAATTGGGTCTACCGTGGCCGACATTCTGTAAGAATAGGCTTCGTCTAGGTCCGAAAAGAAGAACCGATCTACCTTCTCGCTTCCAATACTGATAACTTGCGTGCCGTTACAGGCATAAAAGCCATCGTCAGACAGAAAGTAGGTAATACCCTGATACTGAACCACAGAGTTAGGCTCAAAGCACCCAAGGTTTCTAGCGATGTTGTCAAACTGGAAGATCGCCGGGGTTCCAACATAGGACATCCGGTATATCGACTTTTCCATCAGCACGATCCCAAACTCGCCACCCGTGATTCCCTGCACAGCACCACCGTCAGGGATAATCTGGTAGTCAGACTGGTTTGTTGAGGTTGTGGTCCATTGAGTCTCATCGTTAATTCCAGACCATTGAACTTTCTGTGAGTCTGTAGAACTCGTGTACCCAGAGACCACAAAATCTCGGACCACGGTTAGGTAGCGGGCAGTAGGAGCGGCTGCGGCCAAGTCTGCCCAAGCAGTAGAAGTTCCTAGCGTCCAGTATTGCAGGATCTCATCTCCGTTGGCGGCAATTAGAACGTCACCAAATTGGGTGAATCTCCACTTCTGCTCTGTTGGGGTTGTGTAACCTCCGGCCTTAGATACGTTGTCAAGGCTAAGATCGCTAGAGTCCAATTTAAATAACTTTGTCGCACCACCAGCAAATACTTCTGTTGTTCCCGTAGCAGGGTTTCTACCAGCAACCACATTATTGATGTCTTCAGATGCAGCCAAAGAATAATCTACTGGCGTGCGAAGAGGTCCATAGCCTACTGCCTGCGGGACGACGTTTAGAGCTTCCTTAACCACTCCGGTTAGTCCGGGCTGGTCAGGTAGCCATTCTCCAAAATCTATGCGAGCCATGTGTTGTTTCCAGCCGTATTCGTTGTCCAGTTGTTAGACCCTGCGTTTACAGGCGTCCACGAGTTTGTTCCGACGTTCACGGTGGTCCAAGTATTTACACCCACCGTTGTAGATGTCCAAGTATCAGTACTTACCCCTACGTTTTGCCAATCTTCGCCAAGTATTTTGCCCATCACGGTCATAGATCCAGCGGCAGAAACTTGTGCGCTTGCGGCAAAGGTGGCATTTCCGGTGGCCGTCATGGTCCCCGAGGCAAGGATGTTTGCCACGCCAGAGGCTGTAAAGTTTGCGCTTGCAGAAAACGCCCCAGAAGCCGCTATTGTGGCAGTTGCAGTCCTTACCCTTATGCCCTCGCCAGAAAGGCTACCAGAGGCAGAAATCGCGCCTTCTGCGGTGCGTAGTCTCTGGATTGTTGCCGACATCGAGCCAGTTGCAATGATCTGAATATCTGCACCTGCAATGACTTCTGCGGTGGCAGACATCGTTCCCGATGCGGTGATCAATGCTTGACCACCTACGGTGTAGTTTCCGACTGCCGACATTGACCCGGTGGCAGTCATGCTTGCCTGACCGAATGTGGTCTTTATCGCAGATGCGGCCATGCTTCCCGTGGCGGCGATTAGAGCTTCTCCGTTACGGATGGCAAACCCTTCGCCAGCCATAGTTCCGCTAGCGGTAATTAAAGCCTCTGCGGAACGCTGCCTAAACCCAGAGGCGGTTACTGTTGCCGATGCGGTGATGCTTGCAGGGCTGTCAAAAAATATACAGGCGGTTCCCCAGACCTCGCTATCCATTGCAAACTGGATGGTGTCTAAGTTACCGAAGAAGTCCAGATCCTCAAGCGTCCAAGGACCACAGACTTTATCCACATACCACGTTGCGTCTAGAGGATACTGCGGCATCGAATCTAGCGTGCCGAGTTGATCGAGCTCCTCTAGGGTGAGCATTAGGCAAGGGTGACGCTAAGAGAGCCAGAAGCAATCTTGAAGATGTCGCCAGACTCAATGGTTTTGGATGTCGTGATGTCTGTATAAAACAACAGGTTTCCAGATGTAATTGCGTCTAGCAGCCCAACGTGAGAGATCGTTCCCCACGAGCCGGTTGCTTGGTCAAACTCCACAGAAGCCGAGTTGGTGCAAACACCGTTGGAAGGTGATCCAAAGGTTGCAGACTTGCGGGCATAGCCGCTACCCGTACATTCTGTTCCCGTGTTTCCCTCGCCCGGATCGGACGTATAGAGACCGACATAGACGGTAGCAGGAGAGGTGTAAGAAGTATTGCGGAGAACGGCGTTAAGCAGGCCATTTTCCAGATAGTTGGACATTTCGGACATAGTTACCTCGAAGTGACGGACATAGTTAGGGGGACACCGGCAAACTCTGAGTTCTGGTCAGAGGTATTGATATTGTTGATAGCGCGGTCGTACAACTGCGCCCAGACTTGAACACGAGCATCGTTCATCAGGTACGGCTCGGCCTCTGCCAAGGTTGCGTATAGCAAGGCGTCTGGATAGTTAGCCAAAAACTCGTTGCTAGCCACGCTATCGGACATCGGGGTTGGCTTGTAGTAATACAGGAGCTCGACCGTGTAGACCTTATCCGGCACAGGCGCAAACTCAAACTCCTGACCCAGCATGGTGTAAAAGCCGGGCTTACCCGAGACTTCTGTTTGTGCGTTGCGGGTAAATGCGGAAGGACTCTCGTAGTTCAGGGTAATCCGTGGATTCCCAGACAGATAAATATCCCGCATCTCTAAAAAATCAGAGGGGATCTCTACGGTAGAGTCCCCTGCAACTGTGCTTGTGGTGACCGACTTCAGCAGCTTCCGTGTGCGAATTTCACGCGACAGACGGAGTTCTGCCAGCGTAATAAAATCAGGTATCTGGCTGGTCAGGTCGCTGCGCCCAAGATAGTTCGCAACTGCCGTCTTTAGTGAACTGTAACTCGTCAGAGCCATCGTTTTCCTTACTGGCTACTTCGTGCCATCCAAAAGTGTAAGAACCTACATGGCCGACAGAGTTAGAAAACTCGTGGTCAACCCATGTTTCAAATCCTGCATCGTGCGCTTTCACACAGAAATACACATCTTCGCCTAGGAGTTTTTCTCCCGGCAGTTGTTCAAACCAAAACCACGGGCGGGGTGTTTTCTTA